GCTTGTCTACCAATTAAGTCTGCCGTATTTTCTTTATTGTTTTTCATAACTTAACGTCTCACCTTGCGACCTTCAGATTTCCACCAGTATTGACCAATGATTTGTACATTTTCTGCTTCAATGCGAGCTGGTGAATAATATTCATCAGGATATTTAACTTTGTCTGTATTACGAGATACTGCCTTGAAGCCACCTTTACCTTGTTCATTCCATTCAAATAACATCTTGATTTTTAATTCATCACCTTTCAAAAAGGCATAAATTTCACCATCAAAGATTCTTTTAGCAGATGTATCAATTGAGATTCGTTGCCCTGGATATAAATCCGGGATCATGCTTTCACCATCTACAACTAGTACCTTCGCACAATCAGGTTTAACGTCATATCTTCTTATTTCATTAATTGGAAATAAGAACTTATGAGGGCTTTGATGTTCAATGTTCAAGTAACCACTTCCTGCACTAACCTTAATTTCACTATAGAAATCAATAGCTACATAACCATCAGGAACAGGGTCACCATCTTCGTATAAATGGATCTCAGTATCATAAATTAAATTATTCTCAGGACCTGGATTATGTTCGTTTTGATTTCTTTCTAAGACAGATAAATCTTTATCAAATAAGTCATTAACAGTTACGCCTGCCCATTTAGCAATAGGTTCTAATGTAGAGCGTCTAGGATCTTTAGTAATTCCGTTCAAAATGCGGAATACAGTCGATTGTTTAATCTCTGGGTGCCTTTGCTCAAGATCAGTGGGGTTTGTTTCATTCTTTGTGAGCAAATAATCAAGATTCGATTTCAGGTAATTCATAGATTTCACCGTTAACTCCGCGAACCTATTTTATGCGTATTCGCATAATTTGGGGAAAATAACTCACAATTGCATTGACTGTAATGCAAATATGCATAATAATTTGCATTACTAGGTCTGCATTAAGAGCTGAACATGACGCTTAAAGAAAAAATTTTGTTTTTGACAGTCACTCGTGGTTACACCCAACAAGAAGTAAGTATTGAAACTGGGATTGAACAAAGCTCCGTTTCACGAATTTTAAAAAACACTCAAAAAAGTGTGGGGTATCAGAAGGGCATCGCTTTAGATGCGTTTGTGAACCGTGAAAAAGAAAAAATGCAATCTCAAACAGCTTAAGTGGTTTTACTTTTGAATTAAGTAATGAGGTATGTATGGCTGAAAAACTTTTAGCAAATGCTTCATCAAAATTAACTTTAGAAGAAAAAGCAAAGATGGAATGGATTGCCAAACTAGAAGGCAAGAATTCCTTATCTAATCTCATCCGTTCTATGTGTAAGAAAAAGATTTCAGAAGTAGAAGGTGAGATGGCAGGTAAAAGCTCTCTCGAGGTAATTAAAAACATTTGCACTAGAAAAGTCTCAGAAGCTGAATCCGAATACCAGTTTCTCAGAAATGTTTTTTGTGGGTCAAAAGATAACGGGTATACCAGAGATACCTTCGAATTAGTGCCTTTACGGGCCGAAAAATCGCGGCATACAAATGCTAGTGATAAATCAGTCCAGCTTGATCTACTTAGCTGGAAATAAAAAACCACTCCCTGCGCCAACAGGAAATGGTCTATGGCTGTTCAAACCCTTGGAAGAATGAACGTGAGTAATTTAGCAAATCATCCCTGCTCAGGCAAATGCACTGATTTTAAAGAAGAACAGTGCTCAACTTGTCTTATTAATCAAGATGCCCCGCATCAAATCGTAAACACTCAAACCGATGAAGAGAAATTTCTAAATCGTGCATTCAATGCACAAAAGGAGATTTCATGACTTCAGAACAAAAGGTTTGGCCGTTAGGCACCAATCACACTGATTCTGAGGGAACGCCGTGGAAGCGTGACGAGCAGAACAATTGGTGGTTTTGGCAAGAAAACTTTGGCTGGTCACGCTACGTAGGTCCAGTTAACCAAGCTTTCTTAGATTTACGATTTGAGGTAGGGACTGAACAATGATTTTTGAATTAATAAATCCTAGTGATAAATGTACATTTGAAGCGCCAAATTTAAAAATTGCAGCTTTAGTTACGTGTGTACTTGGAAACGGTCAATACTCTGCAAAAGGAATTGAAAACGACCTTGATGTTCCATTCTTTATTTTTGGTGGGCATGACGAATGGTTTGTTTCTAATTTTGGGTTGAATTTTAAAGAAACTTATATTCAAGTTCGAAATGAAGAAAAGTTTGACCTGGTAAATAGCTTTAACAGTGTTTTGTTAGGTTCTTATCTTGACCGTACTGCTTTCTATAAAGCTTATGACTTAATTCAAGATCCAGCTGAGAAAAATAAATGGCGTGAACAATGGTTAGATGAACGCCGCTCGTCTTTAAATAATATCTGTAAACGTGCATGGAATTTTGCTGAACAAGTGAGCTTGTATAAACCAGCTCAGGAAGGTGCAGCATGAGAGATCGTTTTTACATCGCATGCTTTAGAGATAATGTCGGACCAAATGTAAGTTTTCATCGACATCAATTTGCAGGTTATCACACTGATATTGATCAAGCATATGTTTGTACATTAGATGAAGCACAGCGTCATTTCAATCATGCTAGAGAGTTTGAATGTCCAATTTCTGCTGATCATGTTGATGCATTAGCTGTATGGAAAGTTGATCACCAAACAATTCCAAATAGCACTCAAATTATCGATAGTGTTTTTGGATATGCTGTTTTCGTTCAAGGGAAATATTCAGGAAATGATGTTTTTTGGTTGAATATAAGTTCTTTTGACATATCAACTGATTTTGAAAAGGCTTCATATTTTTCTAAAGATGAAGTAAGTCAACTTGATAAGAAGTATATTGCTATCCCATTTCATTTAGCTGAAAAAGCAAAACGTAGGACTTTTGATTTTAATCAATATAATCCTCGAATCATGACTCAAGGAGCAGGCTTAAAACAACCTGAACATTTAAAAAGGGCCAAAAGAAGAGTCAAAAACCCTCAAACACGTTTTAACTGCCCAAAATGCGGAAAAATCGTATGGCAATACAACCCCTATGACTTTGATCACTGTAATCATTGTGGACATATGGGGTGATAAGAATGAACACTAAGTTTTGTTTTGATAATACGCGTTTATTTAAAACCCAATATGGTTTGAATTTTTCCGAGAAAATTATTGTTGATTTTTTTGCTGGTGGAGGCGGAGCCAGTACAGGTCTAGAAATGGGACTTAATCGTCCAGTCTATGTAGCTGTAAACCATAATCCTAAAGCTGTTGCAATGCATGAGGCAAATCATCCTCATACAATCCATTATGTTCAGGATGTTTTCGCAGTTGACCCTGTTGAGATTTGTGACGGTTATCAAGTAGGTTGGTTTCACGCAAGCCCTGATTGCACTCATCACTCTCAAGCAGCTGGTGGGCAACCGCGTAAGAAAGAAATAAGAGATTTATCGTGGGTAGTTATTAAATTTGCTGGGAAAATGAAGCCAGATGTAATTACCCTCGAAAACGTCAAGCAAATCCTTAATTGGGGGCCTTTAATAGCTAAACGTGATAAAGCGACTGGACGGGTAATCACTTTAGATAAAGTTGAAGTTAACGGAAAATTAGTTAACCGAGTTGCTGAACCTGGTGAGCGAGTTCCTAGAAATAATCAATTTTTAATTCCTAACCCTAAGAAGAAAGGAAAAACATGGCGTCACTTTGTTCGTAGCCTTGAAAAGTTAGGTTATGTAGTTGAATGGAATAAACGCATTATTGCTGCTGACTATGGGGCACCTACTACTAGGGAAAGGCTTTTCTTAATTGCAAGATGTGATGGTCAACCAATTGTGTGGACTAATGCAACTCATTTTAAGAAGGCAAAACGTGGTCAGCAAAAATGGCGTTCAGCTGCTGAATGTATAGATTTCTCTGATCTTGGTAACTCAATTTTTGAAAGATCTAAACCTCTTGCAGATGCAACCTTAAAACGTATTGCACGTGGTTTACAAAAGTATGTAATCGAATCTAAAAAGCCGTTCTTTGTGAATTCAGCTGTACCTTTTATTGGGCGTGATTTTGGTACCTCAATTGGTCATGGTATTGAAGAACCTTTAGCAACAGTGACTTCTTCATTTGGCGGTCATAGCTCATTAATTAGTCCTATTTTAGCGCCGTTTTTAACTGAATTTGCTAACTCATCACATCAGCGTAATTGGTCAATCGAAGAGCCACTAACAACAATCTGTGCTCAAGTGAAGGGTGGGCATCATGGTTTAGTTGCCGCTTACATGATGCAAGCAAATGGAGGCTTTTGCGAGTCTGATGGTAGATCTCTTGAAGAACCATTATCAACCATTACGAATACTGGCAGCCAGCAACAGCTTGTTTCTACAGTTTTAAGTAAAGAAAACTTAGACGGGGCTTTAAAAGTAGCAGCTTTCCTCATTAATTTTTATGGCAATGGTGATGCACGTGATATTACAGCGCCAATGGACACACTAACCACTAAAGACCGATTAGCTTTAGTGACCGTTTGGGTTAAAGGTGAACCTTGGGTAATTGTTGATATCCGTATGCGAATGCTATTACCAAGAGAATTATATAGAGGGCAAGGTTTTCCTGATACTTACATTATTGATAGAGGACTTGATAACAAGCCTTTAAGTAAAAAAGACCAAGTGCATATGTGTGGAAATAGTGTTTCACCTTTGCCTATGGCTGCAATTGCTCGCGCAAATGATCCCTTCTTCAATCGCGTTGCAAAGGTGGAGGGAGCTGCATGAATAAGATTTTATTTGGTGATTGCCGTACGTTGATGGCACAAATGATTCAAGAAGGATTGAAAGCTCAAACATGTGTTACTTCACCCCCATATTTTGGTTTGAGAGATTACGGTGTTGATGGCCAATTAGGTTTAGAAAGTACAGTTGACGAGTACGTTCAAAACATGGTCGAAGTATTTCGCTTAGTACGAGAACTTCTGCATGAAGATGGGACCCTTTGGTTGAATCTTGGTGATAGTTATGCAGGTTCTGGCAGAGGTATTACTCGCACAGGACTAAATGATGGCAAGAACCCAAAAACGAAAGGGTTAATTTTACCAAAGCAAAATGCAGCTCAATCGAACTTAAAACCAAAAAATTTGATTGGTATTCCATGGAAAGTAGCTTTTGCACTTCAAGCTGATGGCTGGTATTTACGCCAAGATATTATTTGGCATAAACCAAATCCTATGCCTGAAAGTATTACAGATCGTTGTACTAAAGCACATGAGTACATTTTCTTATTCAGCAAATCTCGAAGATATTACTTTGATCATGTAGCTATCAAAGAGCCAGTTGCAGAAAGCTCAATCAAAAGACTTTCTCAAAACCTTGATGACCAACAAGGAAGTGACCGTGTTGTTAATAAGCATAACGGTCCAATGAAAGCTGTTTACTCGAGATCTTCACGAGATAGTTTTAAACGCTCTAATAGCAAGAGAGCTGTTGCTCATCCTAATCAAAGTATGGGTACTCATCGAGCAGATCGCAAAGAAAGTAATTATGACCTACTTACAAGAAATAAGCGTTCTGTGTGGCAAGTCTCGACTAAGCCATATAAAGGCGCACATTTCGCTACATTCCCAATGGATTTAATTGAGCCATGCATTCTTGCAGGATCTCGAGTTAATGACGTTGTCTTTGACCCATTCATGGGATCCGGAACAACAGCAGCTGTAGCACTAATGCATAACCGTAATTATTTAGGGTGTGAATTGAATCCTCAATATTACGAATTGCAGCAAGAACGCTTTGAGAAAGTATTAAAAGAGAGGGCCGCATGAACTATTACCAACACCATATTGGTGACTTCAACAATGCGACTCGCCACCTCAGTTTAATTGAGCGTGCGATTTACCGCGACTTATTAGATATGTATTACGACACAGAAAAGGCGATTGATGCATCAAGCATTGATCGTCTAGCACGTCGTTTGCAATGTACTACCGAAGAGCAAAAAGAAGCTCTCAAATATGTACTTGATGAGTTTTTCATTCTTGAAGAAGGTGTTTATCGCAATAATCGTTGTGAACGAGAAATTGCTGAATATCACGGGAAAAAGAAACAAGCGAGTGAGGCTGGTAAGGCGTCTGCTGCAAAACGTGCAGCGAAAAAGAAAGGCTCGTCCAACAGTGATTCATCAAAAGATGATCAAGCGTCTAACGAAAATTCAACGGTCGTTGAAAATCCGTTAAACGAAGAACAAACGGATGTGCAACCAACCAATAACCATAAACCATTAACCATAAACCAAGAACCAATTATTGATAGTAGTAGTAATACGCGTGGAGAAAATTCGCAATTAACTCCAATTCAATTTGCTCAGTATCAGATCGATGATCACAAACGCTATTCAATGCGTGAATTCATTTCTGAATACAGCGAGTTTCAATACGATTTCATTTCACTTGCTCAACAAAGATTTGTTTCGGTACCTGAAATCGACTTGAGAACCATGATTCAAAATTTCGGTGACTGGTACTTTGCAAACGAATCAAGTTCGTTGAATACACCAAGCATCTGGTTGGTTAAGTGGTTCTCTTGGGTTCAAAACAACGAGAAACAAGTCGCTGCTAACCGCAAGAAACAAGAGCAAATCAATTCAGCTGGTCAAAAACCACAAGAGTCGGGTTACTTCGCTAATCTTTTTGAAGAACAGAGCGAATCTCAAATCGTGGATGTAACCCCAGCAAAAAAGTTTCCAATGATTGAGGAGGTAGGTCATGCATGAGATTACCTTGAACGAAGTGCGTCAATTAATCGCTTCTCTTCGCACTGTTTACGCTGCTCAGTTCAATAAGCAATTTCCAGCAACAGGCGAAAGTGCAATTCCTCTGTCAGTGGTTGAGCAAATCGCACTTAAAACACTGGTTGGCGTTCAACAAAACCAATTTAACAACGCACTTGCTCGATTACTTACAGCAGGTGGACGTTTTATGCCGTCATTTGCTGAGTTTCGCACCTGGTGTATTGGTGAAAGTTGGATGTCTCCAGAGGAAGCTTGGTCACGTGCATGTAAGTTTACGACTGACAGTACCGTGGTTATTACACAAATTACAAAATATGCATTAGACGAAGTGATGTATTTGATCGAAGCCGGCCAAATGCGAGCAGCTCAAGATAATTTCTTCGGAACCTATAACGTGATGGTGGCTAAAGCTCAATTGAAAGGTCGTCAGCAAGAGTTTTACGCTCCACCGCTACAACTAGAACACAAAGAACCTAAACACGTTCCTGTGAGCAATGACGAGGCTCAAAAGCATCTCAAATCATTGATGGAAAGATTAAAAATCAATGGTCGTAAACCTGCACCAGTTCAAAAACTTGAGGCAAAAGAAAAAGAGCCTGAGCTTGCAAAAGAATTAGGTCCAGATCCTTTCGACAATCCGCACGAATACGCTGAGATGTGCCGCCGTGAAGGTATGCCAATACCTAGAAATATTCTTCAGCTAATTGATGGGGCGAATGCATGAAAGCATCTAAATTGATTAGAGATAAAGGACTGCAATACGCGAAGGAAATCGTAGATTCAGCACCCGATAACGCAACTGAATGGAACGAGGGTTATGAGTTCCAATGTGGTCAAAGTGTAGAAATCAGCCCAGCAGATCGTGAGAAGTATTTTGTAGATTTGGTTGAGCTTAAACGTCTGGTGGAGTCTTTGAAAATCATCAGCGATTTAGGTGGAGTTGAGAAGCTAACGCCTGCATTCATTACGACAGATAAGCATGTTGGTTACACGCATGTTCGCATGGTGGGAAATGGGAGATTGAGCTTTCTTGATGATTTTTGCGACTTCATTCCAGATGGTTCCATTTCAATTAAGCGTGTGATGACTGCTATCCGCGACCACGAATCAATATACGGAGGCGGTGAATCTCATGCCAACTAGATATAACACAGGCGAGTATAGCTACGTTCTTGAATATCACTATGGAGATATGTCAGCAAGCATGGAGATGCTTAGAGCACGTTTAATTGAATTGTTGACTCCTCATCTGTCTGGCCGTTATGTGAAATGGAGAGAAGCATATTTCACATGGTTTACAAAGTGCGGCGGGGATTCGGGGTGGATGTTTTGTGTAGGTCCACACGAATTTCATATTGATGGGGCGTTAAGGCGCTATTACTCAGGTTCTATTGATATTACCTACAACCAGAAAGATCGATATTTCTTGGTGGGTGAGAAAAAGAAAGTCAAATGTAAGGCTTGTAAGGGGTTTGGCTTCATTCGAGATGATGGGTGGGGGCATATAGATAAATGTGAAATGTGTGATGCAGAAAAAGGAGCCAGCCATGAGTGAGTTTGAGGGTAAATCTGGAAAGTGGGCTTGGGAGATTCAAAAAGAACAACAAGCGAAAGTGGAGGAGCTGCAAAAGCGTTTAGATGGGGCATTAAAAGAGACTCAATATGCTTTGCAGTATGTTGAAGAAGACATGCGCGGCAATCATGAATTTCTACAAATGGCAATGATTCGAACCCTTAAAGCTATAGAGCAAGTGCTCAAAGGTGGTGCTTGATGTCATCAGTCAGCATTGCTGAATACCGCAAGTTATTTCCCATAAAGAAAAATAAAAAGCGCCGTTCAGCAAAGCAAGTTGCCAGACAACCAAGTGTGGGTGAAGTGGTTCTGGCAACGCATTTAAGAGCATGCAAGATTGGTTTTGAACAGGAATATAAGTTCCATCCTGAACGCAAATGGAGAGCAGATTTTTTAATAAAGGGTTCAAAGATTTTGATTGAGGTAGAAGGCGGGATCTGGAGCGGAGGCCGTCACACAAGAGGTAAGGGCTATTTAGGGGATATGGAGAAATACAACTCCGCAGCAATGATGGGTTTTACAGTTTTACGGTTCAGCACAGAGCAAGTGAAAGCAGGCGTGGCGATTAAACAAATTGAGCAATTGGTGGGATGAAAATGAATATGCCAGTACAACAACACATTTTACAAGCGGTCGATTGGTCTAGATTTAGTTTTGAAGAGTGGTGTCGCCAGCTTGGAGCTTGGCTAAACGGCGATACCGAAACAATGGTCAAAATTGTTAAGACGATGCCAACAAAACGCATCACTCAAAAACAAAGAGAAAAATTAATAGCTATGTATATGAGCGATGAAAATCTAAAAGATCGTTTATGCATTCGCCGTAAGGGTACTTGCTGTGAGTTAAATGACAATGAGGCACGTGCAATCCATAGATTGATTATTGATATTAAATTAATTGAAGACCATATTTTACAAGAATGGATCTCAGCAATTTGGTCACATCATGTTATGGGCAATTCATTACGTGATATTGCTCAAAGTAATGACACTTCAGTTAATCAAATCAGACAGGATTTAAAATGTGGTATGGCTTATATCAAAAGTCGAAATCCGCATTTCAGATTTGAAACTTTTGAAAAAACCGCTTGAGTGTGCG